TCCGCGTGATTTAAGACCGCCGGGTAGATTGGACAGTGTGCCGGCATCAACGAGTTGCCTCATCAGGCTCGTCGCATTTTTTGCAAAACCGCCTATTAAGTGAAACAAACCAAAGCCATACGCACCAAAGCCGGGGATGTACTGGTAGTGCACGAAGTGATGACGCTTGAGTTTTAACTTGTCGTCTTCTCTCCAGTTTCTACGGATAGACAGTATGGTGTTTGTGCCTTTAATTAAAGTCACCACGTACGGCAGCGCAATCCCTGTAGGCTCGCCATCGTCATCTTTATCGCAGTACTTATCTTCTTCAATGACCAAGTCAGCGTGGCACTCATATAACGTGTAACGGTCGTCGTTTAAGTCCGAGAACCCACTTTCTTTATCTTTGGCTTTCTGAATTTCTTCGGTTGCTTTGGATGGGTCTGGCAACTCCATGTCGATATAAAACCCACCCTGCTGCAACTTAATAATGTCGTTCTTGGTTTTGCGCATGACGTGCGTTAAGCGGTAGCACGTATCTAAGTCCGTAGTGCCATAAGGCAAAATCACATCTTCTGCTGGCACGAACATCGCCACTTGACGGCCAATGTTTGGATCAAAATACACTTTCTTAAAGGCCGAACCTGTAGCTGGCAAACTCCACAACATGCGCTCATGCTCTGGGCGATACTCCGTCATGACTTCAGTAAGCTCAAAGTTCATGTCTTCTTCTACGCGTATCGCGGCTTCTTTTACCTCTGGCGTTTCTTTACCAATAATTTTGGTACGCACCGGCCCTTGGGCTGGGAATGTCTCAGTTATCGACTCAGATTGAAAGCGCACAACTGCTTCGGTTAACATCGGATGGAACACGCCACACGCACCAGACCACGGCTCGGTTCGTTCCTCAATCTGCAAACCTAAAAGCTTTAAGCCATTAACATAGGCTTTCTCCCATTCTTTACGGGAGCCTTTGTCGTTAGTAATATCAAAATCCAACTCGCCAGCAAGCTCCGACAAAAAGCCATCTTCAAGCGTTTCTGCCAAATTTTCGTTAAATTCTTCCGAAGCTTCGGTTTTGGCAAGTTCTATTTCAAACCCCGGACCCGAGATGCTTACCGCTTCGGGATCAACAATCTCGATCTCAATTGCTTCTTCCCCGTCTGGTATTGATGCTAATCCTTGGGGGGCTTGATATAGCCCTTTGTCGATAGCCATGTTGGCTCCTTAATAGTAAGCCGCTCTGCGCGGTGAATAAATTTTGTCGTCCCGATCATCTGATTCAAGCGAAATAAAGCCCCCTTGCCTAAAGCGCAGGAGTGCTTGAGAAGTCGTGTCTACGTAATCGTCGTGTTCGCCAACCGGGAAGGCTGCTACTTCCTCAATTACTTCTCGTGCCCATCGGGTGTCTGGTGCCCAGACTTTACCAGAAGTAAATAGGTCTGCAATAGCGTTGACTCGGACGATTTTGTCGTTTCCTCTACTGGGGGAGAACTCTTGGACGGGGATGCCCATTGCTCTGATTTCTTGGATGAGGGGTGCGCCTGCGGCCTTTTTCTCCACAACGAAGGCATCCGGTTCCCACTCCTTATAGTGTCGTAGCGCAACTTGTTTTAATTCTGGAAAGTCCATACGGTCTTTAAACGCGTCCAGCAGAATCACTTGCGGCTCGTCCCGTTCTTCCTCATTGTAAAACACTCCCCACGTTGTGCAAGCAGAATAGTCAGCGGTAGTCTTAGCCTCAAACGCCGTATCCCAACTCTGGATGATGTACTCACATTTCGGTGGATCGTCTTTCTCCCAGATGCGCCAGTGCCGTCTGGCAATAATTGCCGAGGCTTCCGAGGTAGGCTGCTGCATGTACTGGGCGTTCCAGTACCTAGGGTCAATCGACGCTTTGGTTTTCTTTAAGGCTTCCAACGGCCACTGCTCCGGCCAGAGCGACTTCTCGTTCTCTTCGTCCTGATTAAGGATGGCTGGCAGTTCAACGATTTCCCACGGTATAGCTTCGGGGTTTCGCGTTTGGTAATCTACTAAGCGCCCCGTTAGGTCGAGCAACGACCACCTAGTCATAATAACTATGATTGCCCCGCCGGGCATGAGACGCTGCAATGGGCCGGTTTGAAACCAAGACCACGCTGTATCGAAGGCCAATCGTGAATTTGACTTAACGTCCTGCTCAGAGTGAGGATCATCAATAACAAAAAGATCAGCACCACGACCGGCAAGAGCACCGCCAACACCTGCGGCATAATATTGCCCCCCTGCGCCCGTAGACCATTTACCTGCTGCCTTCTGATCGTCGGCAATGCGTGTGTGGGGAAATAAATCGTGGTACTCATCGGACTCAATTAAGTTACGGACTCGTCGTCCAAAATCTTCGGAAAGGCTGGCCGTGTGCGTTCCCATGATGATCTTCTTGTCTGGAAACTTGCCAAGGAAATACGCTGGGAACAGGTAAGAGGAAAACTCCGACTTACCCATACGCGGTGCAATATTAATAATTACCCGCTTCTTCTCTCCCGCAATCACCGACTCAAATATCTTGGAGAGCTTCTTGTGGTGGGGGCCAATTTTAAATCCCGGATACACATGCGTTGCAAACCCAAGCATGGAATCTTGCCCAATGATCTTACTGGCTCTGGCTGCGCGTTCTTCCAAATCGGCCAGTAGTTCGGCTTTCTCTCTAGGGTTTAGGCTAGGCAATACGCGTTGAAGGGCTTTGATTTCTTCAGGACTCAGGACTGCTTTCATGCTCCTCCTGATCCATGTCTAAAGTTTGACCAGTGTCTTTTACATTCTCAATAATGTCTGTGACATCAGTAATCTCCACGATCTTAGCCATTTTCCCCAGCTTCTCTTTGATCCTAGCGTCCAGTTCTGAATCGGACAGCTCTGTCTTTTTGATCTCGATCTTCTCGGTGAACAAGCCAACCTCTGTGACCTTACCCAAAAGGGCCAAGGCTTTTAGTCTGACGGACGCGGTGGGATGCGTTGTCTCTTCCAAAATTTTAGCTACCGTGTAACCACGGAGTTCTTTAGCGCGTTCTACGAATTCCCAATCGTACGCGGTTAACATGCCTACCAGATGTTGTACTGCTGCCGGAGTTTTTACTTGGGCAAGCGCAGCATGGGTATGATCTGGGTTTTGTGCAGTTATTAAACTACTAAATGTTTCACGTGAAGCTTTAGCGTCTAGCTCGGTTGCTACTTCGTCGCCTACAGCGCCGAGTTCTTTAAGCCAGTCGGTCGTACTTATCTTAGCGTCCACGGCAGTAGCCGGGTCGGATTTTTCAAGCGAGACAAAGCCCGAGGATGTGCCCTCGACTTCGGGTTCAAAATCAATCAGGTGTTCTAACATCGCGTTGGCCCTTGCAACCACGTTGGACGCAGTGTATATTTAACTTTGCAAGTGTGCAAGCGGCAACGCTTACATTTGCTTCTCCTTCGCGTCAGCGAACTTTGTCCCTCAGTCACGGCTGGGGGATTTTTTTGTCTGTGTATGTCTAAGTTTAGACAAGGTGTTTGAGATTTTGTAGAAAATAATGTGGGGTAGGGCATATTGTATAAGTGATAACTGAAGTATTGAGCATGGTTGTGAAACAGTGTTCAGTATGGACGACCCCCCCTGTCTTCTATTTGGGTGGGTGGGGGTAGGGTGGGGGTCAGGGGATAGCCAAATCAGGTCAGAAATAGGGTCGAAATGACCCGAATATGGCTTAGATACTAGGGTTTAAGCCGATCAAAAAGGGGTAATGCTATAGTGAAATTGTGCTGATTCGGCACATAACTAACCCAAAGGAGCTACACCATGACTACATCAACACAATCCAAAGTTAATACCATCGTTGCTGCATATCTCAAGCAATCAGACACGTTAGTCATCGAGCTACACTCGCTCGGATTAGATACGGCAGAGCTACAGCGCCCCTACGTCATTAAAGCGGTATGCCAAGCCACCACGAACGGCAAAGGATGGTCGGATGAATGGCGCGGCGTTGTTGCGCTTGACTCGAAGCATCCACAGTACGAACTACTGAAAACCAAAGTGCGCCGAGTAATGGCTGCATTGAAGGGCGACGAACCGGCAGCGTCGAGCGGCAAGAAGGAAGTCGATGCCGTTGCGAAGCTATTGGCTGCATTCAACAAAATGTCGAAAGCCGAGCAAAAGAAGTTTTTGAAAGCTGTAGCGTAATCATCGGGTCACGTTGACCCGATGGAATTTCAAGGCGGTGCAAGCGGGGAGCCGAGCCGTTGTTTCATTCCATGTCTAACCAAAGGAGATTTATCCATGAATAGCCAAAAAATCATAGAGTTACTGCTAAACGGCGCGTATCACGAAGGAAACAAGTTCTTTCACCCAAGTTTTCGCAGAGGCTACCGAACAATGCGCGTCTCTGACATTTCATTCCAAGCGGCACTAAAGAAACTCGGAGCGCAAGTAAAACTCAACAACGGCAAGTACTCAATCTAACCAAAGGAAAATCACCATGCAAAACACAAAATCAATCTTCTTTGTTGAAGTAACCGACACCTACGCAGGTGAAGCAAACTACTGCTGGGTGAAACGCTTCAAAGTTCATGCGTCTAGCTTCAAAGGCGCAATACGAAAAGTCAGTAGCGAAATGGGCTTATCCGCCCGCATCAACGGTGACTACGGTGACATGGCGCGTTATGACTTCAAAGGAACCGCGATCTGCGCTTTCGTTATGCCCTACGAAGATCAAGCCGAGCACTACTTAAACGTCAAATCAATCTAACCAAAGGAGAATCATCATGACCGAAAACCAAAAGCAATACATAGCCGATATCGTTGGCTCAATAGTGGCAGGCATACTGCTAACCATCGCCCTAATCCATCTCATACCCGAAGGGATGTGGCTGTATCTCATCTGCCTTGTGTTCGGAACCGTCATCATCACCAACAAAATCAACCGCGCATTGAGAGGGAACTAATCATGCTCAAACTAATCAGCAAAACCACAGGCAAAGAACTGCGCGTAGGTGAGGTAGTGCATGACTTCAGAAACGATGCGCACATACTGGTCGATGCCAGACCGCCGCACAAGCCAAGCAGCGAAGGCTTTGTAACCTTGCGTTCAATGAACGAACACGCCTTCACACATGAGTACTACGCAGGGGTGATCGACGCGAAGTGGGAAAGCGGGTCAAGCTGACCCGTTTTTTACAAAATCTCGAGGTATCCAAGACTACACGCCTTGGCCCGTTTTTTGGACAGTCGAAACCCGCGCCAGTCCTAGAATCCAGCACTGGTATCCGTTTTATATATCTTTTTAAATAAATATATATATAGGGAAATATTTATATATAAGGGTGGGCAGTCGGCTGTCCGTAAGACAAGGTTGGCAGGTTTGTGCTTTAGTATTTTTTAAAAAAGATATATAAACCGGATACCACCCCTAAAACCTATGCTATGCTTGGCTTTTAGCTGTCCAAAAAACTGCCCGAAACGTGTAGTCATGGATACTTACAAGATAGTTAACAGCAGAAAGGCGTGTAATCATGTACAAATATTTAGCCACCGCACGAGTGAGCAAACTTGACAGTGTATTGAAACAAAAGTTCCCTAATAAAAAGCTGCGTGATTCTGAGCGCGACCGCATCATGGCTGCAAAAAAATCTAATCGCTCAGAAAAAATAAGGCGTACGCACCACAAAAAATTGTGGCAAGCGTTAGTGCGTGACTTGGTTTACGAAAAGAACAACGTGCGCATGGGTATGCGGTATCAATCCGTACAAAATCTCGAGTCCAGACAGTTTGCCTTTGAAGCGTACCTCGCAGTGATCGAGAAGGTAGAGACGTTAATCAAAGATCACGCCGAGAGTGGCGTCACACCCAGCGAGTACGCCCGAAAGAAAGACCTGCCCAACAACGGGCTGCATTGGACGGATTGGGTTCCTGCCCATATCAAAACCAAGATCATTACCCTATTCAACGCCATCCCACATACGCCGAGGGCTAAACGCAAGCTACCTTTCCCACGAACGAGGCGACCGGACAAAGGCAACCCGTTAGTCAACCGCTTACGCCAGCGCACCGAGAAGGAGTTAGCGTTTGAAGTGCGTGACCTACGGGCAGACC